GAGTTTTCTTCCTGTCATAGCATTTCTCATTTTCTGTTTTGATTCTTCAGTATGCGGAACTCCTTGTCTTGCGTGGCCCCATATCTCTAATTTAGTCCATTGTCCAGACAGTCCTTTCCATGCCCAGAGGTCTTGTTTCCTCCCATACTTCTCATACAGCTTACGATGCGCCTCTGCGTGTTCTTCTACAGTGAGATATACAAGATTTGATGGGTCATCTGTGCCGCCTGCGTGTCTTGGTATGATGTGATGTTTGTGATAGTGTGTCATATATTTTTCTCTTATTCTTATTTTACGAACTATATGTATTTATAATTTACAGTATTTACAGGCATAAAAAAAGGGCTCCGAAGAGCCCTTTCTAAAAATGATTGCTATAGCAATTCTTTTTATTTTTTGCGGGGTAACCTTATATCACATCAAATTCGTGACTTTGCAGGCCCTGTAGTACTGGTTGCGATCAGCAGTGAAAGTATCACCGTCAGTGTTACCAGAACCGTCTACAACATATGGGTTAGCAATCATGCCGTAACGAGTCTTGAAGCCGATCTTGGGCTGGAAGGTCGAAGGATCAATTGCACGAACCATTTGCAGTGGAACATATGGGCAGTAGAAGATACCAGCGTCATAAGGGCTAGTGCCTTTATATCCAGCTACATAGAACTGTGAAGCTGCACCAGTGTTTGCACTGTATGGATCAATGTAGACTTTGAAACGACCGTTAAGTACGCCGGCGAAAGTGTTGCCAGTGTCATCTACATTCAGGTTAGTGTTAAGAGCTGGGGTGTAATCAAGTACACCAGACATTGCAAGAGCAGATGCTACGTCAGAAGAACAGATAATGAAGTTACCTTTTCCTCTACGAGTATCTTGTGCAATCACGTTAGCGTCACGCTCGATGTTAAACAGCAAGCCTTTAAAACGCTCAACAGACCAGCGACCGTTTGAGTCAACGTCAAGGTCGAAAGTACCAGGAGTTGCAGTAGATGCAGAACCAGGCTTAGCGACTTTGTAGATAGTACGAATAACTTCACGGTTAATTTCAGCAAGAATTTCTTGTGAAAGAATGTTAGAAAGTTCTGACTCAGCGTCAAGACCGTGGATTGCTTTCAGGTCTTGTGCGAGTTCTACAGTGTACTCAGCTTTCAATGCACGAGACTTGGCTGTAACAGTAGTCTTCTCGATTGAGAAAGCCATCTCGTTCAGAGTAGTTGAGTCGCCGAAACCTTCAGCAGTAGAAGTTGCAACACCAGCACCAGTAGTGTAAGAACCGTCAACTGGGTTTGAACCAGCGTGAGTGCCGCCACCTGAGAAATCAGTGTCAGCTTCGTTGAAAAGTGCTTCAGTGCCAGACTGGCTAGTGTAGTGTGACTTCATAGCAAAGATCAGACCAGTTGGTCCAGTCATTGGCTGAACACCAGCAACGTCATAAGCCATCAGATTAGGAAGGGCTCGCCTTACCAAGCTGATCAGGATTGGGTCGTAGTTATCAACACTGCCACCAGTTTGGTTAGCGTGTGTTGCTTCCATGATACCCTTCTCTTCTTGAAGGGCCTTTTCTTGGTTTTCGAGAACTACAGCGGTAACAGCTTTCTTGTACGGATCTGCAATAGGCTGCAGGTCAGCGTGTTCAAGAACTGGTTCCCATTTGCTCTCAATTTGCTCTGAAAGATACATTTAAGTCTCCTTGGTTTTCAGTTTTATTATAATAGTACTATTTATAAAAAATTTACTTTCGGTTTAATTAAATTTTGTTGTTTTTGAAATTGCCTGAGCATACTTAGACATAACTGTATTAGTTACTTCATTTGTAGCCTCAAAAGTGTCTTCAAGTTTGTCTTCGGAAACTACTTCTTTTGGAAAATAGTTTTCTTTAACAACTTGAAGTTTTTGCTCATATGAATCCATACCAGTGTAAGTAATGTCTTCAACTAATGTTGCAAATTTTTCTTTTTCAGTTGACGCTAAGTCTTCTGAAATATTAGCAAATGCTGCTTGCTTTTTCAAAGTAATAGCTTCGTGTTCTGCTGCCATTTTTGACTCAACTTCTTCATCTAATTTAGCAGTTAGACTATCAATTTGCTGTTGCATTTCAGTCATTACATCATACTTTTCTTCTGGTACATCAATATAATGTTCTGTGAATACTTGCTGAAGGCCTTTGATGAAAGACTCAGTTACTTCTGTACGAATACCGCTTTCGACGGCGATTTGATTATCTGCCATCCAGTTTTCAGTAACATAGCTGAGATACTTATCAATGTTCTCTACCATTTGCTCCATCTGTGACTCAAATTCTTTGTTTGCAGCCTCAGTTAGTTCTTCTTCGATTTCTACAATTTCAGCAGTAACTCTGGAAGTAACAACAGCTTCAAATACTTCTGCTGCTTTTACTTTAAATTCTTCTGTGAGATGTTCTTCGTCAGCAAAGAGTGCATTTAGATCAGCTTCAAAAAGAGTAGAATTTTCAACTGACTCTTCTTCAACTGATTCTTCTTCAACAATCTCCTCTTCAACAATCTCTTCTGCTTCTTCAGTTTCAGCAACAACTTCGTCTTCCGCAATAACTTCATCAGTTACTACTTCGTCTTCAACTATAGCCTCTTCTTCAGATTCAACTTCTTCTTTCTTAGTTTCAAAGTTAGCAGGAGCTTCTTTTGCACCAGCGCCTTTAGGCAACGTAGTGTCTTTAGATTCTTTATCTGCTGCTTTTTTACCTACTTCAGAAGTCAGTCCACCTTCCTTATTTCCAGTACCGCTAAGGTCTTGGATTTCAGGATTGGCGTCTGAGCTACCTTGAGCAGGACTAGAAGCATCACCTTGTTGCTTATCTTTAGGGCGATTTGCAGCGCCTTCCATAAGCTCTCGGATTTTGGATTCTACACCCATGTTTATTCTCCTATTAGATTGTATTGCTTTGTTCTAATATATATTTATAAAAATTTAAATTTTAGATAGCTTAGTTAAGAAGTTTTCAAACACCTGTAACTTAGCAGCCTCAAGTTCTTTAGAACTTGCAGCATGTATCAAATTTTTAGCTTCTTCAAGCTCTTTTTCTTGCCAAATACCGTTCACAATCGTCCACTCTTTATTTTCCATAATGCCTTGAACATAAGCATCTGGGGCAGAAGGATCAGCAACGATGTCAGCAGCAGTTGCCAACATAAAATCTTCCTGAACTTCATTAACGCCATCTCTTTCTTTGAGTGAACCCAATCCACGTGAGCTAACACCTAAACTAGCTCCTTCGTCAATAAGCTCTTTTACAATACGTCCCATAGGAGTATCTAGAATTTTTGCTCTTCCAATATAATTGTCTCCATCTTCTTTAAGACCAACAATCATATGAGAAACACGATCAAGATTTACTGTAGGTCCTTCAGGGTGCCCAAGTTCGCCGTATGCACGTTTCTTATCAATAGCTTCTGCCGTATACCGAGCAACCTCTTTTTGCATCACATCTTTAGGATACATTCTACCATTACGATTCTTGAGATTAGACTGCAAGAAAACTCCCTCAATGAAGTGTGACTTTTTTCCTGTCTCTTCGTTAAGTTCAGATATGTACTTAATTTCTTCTGTGACTTCTTTTATTAGTTTCATTATCCTAAGTCTCCATCAGCACCTTGATGTTGCTGTGAACCGTAACCATTGACTTTAGCACACTCAATGATAATAGTTCCGTGACCATTGTTGAACTCAACAACAATATCAGAACTGTTTTCTTCGTTGTCACTGAAGCCATTAAATTCTAACTCTCCGTAACCAAACAAGTCCCAGACTGTGACTCCATTTCTAGTTATTGTAATATCGGCATTTTTATCGGTTGACCAATAAATTCTTCTGATATTAACTTCAGGTGAAGATTGAGTCTCTGTTGATTTTTTAAGCGTAGTGGCCAAAGCGATAGTAGCAGTGTCACTGTTATCGCCGTGAACTTTTACGACTCCTTGGACCTGAGTTAGTTTTAACACTGTAGTTACTGCTGCCATCTTTTTTCCTCTTTACTTTTTCTTTTTATGGTTTCCGTGGGCACCTTCTTCAAGCACCTTCACGGTTTCGTCTGTAACTTCTACTATTTCAATAGAATTTTCAAACATTACTTTGTACCAAGAAACATGTCCATCTTCGTCTGGCAAAGCGTGTTCGCCTAGAATAGGAGTGCCTTCGCCTATACCTTCTTTAAATATTTTAGTAGCGCACATATGTTGATCATCAGGAAGCGAGCCTTTAGCTACTCCGTCAACTGGAGATTCCTGAACACTTACTTCTTCTTTATGTACTTTAAGATTGCTTCCAGGATGCTTAGATGTCTTACCTCCACCGTGGCTTACAGTAAAATGAATATCTCCATCATCCTGTCGATGTCTCCCTACAACTTCTCCTGTTGCACCTGTGCTTTTAACTTTGACAACTTTATTTCCGCCGAGAAAGTGAGTGTTTGTATATTCTTCCTCTACTTGTACTCCCTCTCTAAACTGTTTAAATGTTTTCATCTGCATCTCCGTTAACATCAACCTCTGCGTCTGGATCTATTTCTAATATTCTTTCTTCGCCGTCAGCTAATCCCATAGACTTCAGGTCTGTATTATTAAATACGCTCTTTGCAAGCTCTTGCTTATAATCATTGACTGCTGTGCTTGCTCTGTCAAACATGATAGAATTGAATTTTGTTTGAACTTCATTACTTTTTCCTTTAGCCATGCTGTCCATCATATCTCTAATAGCTTCATCTCTGCTCATCACTCTTCTCCTGTCTCTGATTGTTCGGTCTCTTGTTCAGCCGATTGTCTTTGAGAATCCATTTGAAATTGTTGATCTTGAGTTACAAACGGTTGTTCCAGCTGTAAATCCTTTTCAATAGATTCTATTTCTTCATCGGTCAACATTAACACTTTTTTCTGTATATATGTTTTACTAAACAGAGTGCCGACATAACTTGACATTCCATTCAAAACCTCAACCCTACTTCTTAGTAACTCTTGATTCTTTGATTCTGTATAGTAAGCATCTTGTGCGAAGTCATACATCAAATCATCTTTTATATCTATCCAATCTTCTTCTGTAATAATGTTTTTTAGAATTAACTGTGTTTTCAGCAAATCGTCAAACATTACACCGAATTTTCTTCTAAGTCTAGAAACGAACTTTGAAAACTTCAGTTCATCTCTATTTATTTCTGCTGATCTACCAAAGTTAAGACCAGCTTGTTGTTCTAAACGAGAAACAGGAATATTCAAAGACTGATAGAGTTTCTTTTGAAAATACTCTACATCTTCAATTTGTCCTAGATTCTGACCAGCCGGCAACGTATCAATAGACGTTCCACTGCTGCCTTCTCTACGG